AAACTTCCGTCTTGTTAGCAGACCATCCACGAGGGTGGAATCCTTCACAGTCTGCCTTGGCAGGTGTCCAACCACCACCTAGGTATGGTTTGAATGTACATTCTAAAGTTTTTCTAACACATCGTGCCCAATCGTCATCCTCTGGTTTAGAGAAAGGACAATACAATATCTCTTCAGGGTCACTTCCAATTACTTTCCAGTATCCATTACCTATATCTTTTACTTTGCCACGAATTCTTAACTCACTGACACGCTTACAGTCATCAGGGGGACCACCGCCAGTGCTACCACCAGTGCCTATCCATGGACCATCAGGCTCGGGACCAGTTGGCCAGTGGATGGTGATGGGATTGCCGCATTTCAGACCAGGAATTTCTATACCTAATTCATCTACAACGAAACAAATAATAGGATCGATGTTAACAATCGTAGGGAGATCAGGTAAATCGTCAGGTGGACGGGGTGGTAGTAGTGGCGGAAGGGCAGGGTAACATCTCCCAACCAGATCTTGAATCACCTCATTAGGTGTTGGCGGGGGAGTAAATTCAGGAGCATCAGGACGCTCAGGGATATTGAGCGAGTCCAGTGGGTTGGGACTGTTTGGTGGTGCAGTAGGACCATAACATCTACCCACCAGATTCTGAATCACTTCAGAAGGTGTTAGTGTTGGTGGTATACCCTCGGAGGTTCCACCTGCGGGTCTAAATTCACTAGCAGGATTCTCACCATCCAATGCGTTGGGGGTCAGACCAATCGGACCCGTAACATTGTAACAGCGAGCAACTAGATTACGAATATGCTCGGACATTAAAAAAGAGGAGCGGGTGCTGCTCCTCTATTTAGTGTGATGTGTTTGATGGATTTTGCCATCCACATCAGCGGCGACGATACTTTATTTATCGTTGTATAGATTCTCCAGTTTTTCTCTGGATAGATCTACATACAATACCTCTTCACCTATCTGAGGTGCCTCGGGATGTTTCCGAGATCTAGCACCCCAGTAAATAGATTTAAGATTGTAATACATAAGAGCAAAGGCACCGCCAGCAATGAGAGCGAAGCATGTGAAGTAAAGAAAGACTTCAAAACTATTCATCATGCCTCCTGAAGAGATTGAACTGTGTTGTGTAACTCACCAACATCACGAAGACCCTCGGCACTAAACCAAGGAGCATTAGCCCAACTGAATCCTTCACCAAAGGTGTTATCAGGTGCAGTGATATACCAATGACATGATGTGTCAGGCACATCTACTGCACACTTAGACCAATCGTCACTCCACTGTGGGACTTGCACCCACATTAGAGCAGCAAACATAATACTGAAGAGTGATTTAATCACAGTGCATTACCTCTTGGTAGTACTTCCTCAGGGAAGATGAAGTTTTCATGTGGTTGGTCAGCAGGTGCCATCCAAGCACGGAGTCCTTCATTCAGGAGGATATTCTTGGTGTAGAAGGTCTCGAATTCAGGATCCTCCGCTGCACGAATCTCCTGAGATACGAAGTCGTAAGCACGAAGATTAAGAGCGAGTCCAACAATACCGATAGAAGAAGTCCAGAGACCCATGACGGGCACGAATAGCATAAAGAAATGCAACCAACGCTTGTTACTAAAAGCAATACCGAAGATCTGTGACCAGAAACGGTTCGCAGTAACCATCGAGTAAGTTTCCTCCTCTTGCGTAGGCTCAAAAGCCTTGAAAGTATTCGCTTGCTCACCATCTTCAAACAGCGTGTTTTCTACAGTAGCACCATGGATTGCACATAGCAATGCTCCACCCAGTATACCAGCAACACCCATCATATGGAAGGGGTTGAGGGTCCAGTTGTGGAAACCCTGCAGGAAGAGTAGGAATCTAAAGATTGCTGCTACCCCGAAACTAGGTGCAAAGAACCATGAAGACTGACCCAGTGGATACAGAAGGAATACGCTGACAAAGACAGCAATAGGACCAGAGAACGCAATAGCATTGTAGGGACGGATACCAACTAGACGAGCGATCTCAAACTGTCTAAGCATGAAACCAATGAGAGCGAAGGCACCGTGGAGAGCCACGAAAGCCCAGAGTCCCCCAAGTTGGCACCAGCGGACGAAATCCCCCTGAGCTTCAGGACCCCAAAGTAGAAGAAGAGAATGACCCATAGCGTCAGCAGGCGTTGAGACAGCTGACGTAAGAAAATTAGCACCCTCAAGATAGGAAGTAGCAAGTCCGTGGGTGTACCAACTCGTGACAAAAGTTGTGCCAGTAAGCCAACCACCAATGGCAAGATAAGCAGTGGGAAGAAGAAGTATTCCAGACCAACCCACAAAGACAAAGCGATCCCGTTTAAGCCAGTCATCAAGGATATCAAACCAACCCCTCCGTTGTTGTTGTAGTGTAGCAGTCGTCATTGAATTTTACCTTAGTTGTTTAGTTCCAAATAGAATTTTGTTTGATCACTAGGTGCATTCTCGTAGAATGAGATGTCACCATACATTTTATGATCTTTGTATCCAACCATGCGACCTTTTGTATTTTGGATAGCACCCATCATAGCAATGATAAGGAAGATAGCAGGAGGACCAATGATTAAAGCACCACCGATCACATAGTAAGTGAGCAATTCGATTAGATCAGTAGACATAAAACTTTACAGTAATGAAGAAAAGAAAAGGGGTCCGTAGACCCCTTTATTATACCACAAGTTGAGTGATCAACCGATGCTAGGTGCGGTAAGTGCCACAGGTGTGGACTCGGCAGCAGCCAGATCGAGTGGGAAGTTGTGAGCGTTACGCTCGTGCATGACTTCCATACCAAGACCAGCGCGGTTAAGCACGTCTGCCCAGGTAGGGAGGACACGACCATTGTTGTCCAAGATGGACTGGTTGAAGTTGAAACCGTTGAGGTTGAATGCCATGGTGCTTACGCCCAGTGCAGTAAACCAGATTCCGACAACAGGCCATGCGGCAAGGAAGAAGTGAAGACTTCTGCTGTTGTTGAAGGAAGCGTATTGGAAGATCAAACGACCAAAGTAACCATGAGCGGCGACGATGTTGTAAGTCTCTTCCTCTTGTCCAAACTTGTAACCATAGTTTTGTGACTCAGATTCAGTCGTCTCACGGACGAGTGAAGAAGTAACAAGACTACCATGCATTGCCGAGAAGAGTGATCCACCGAAGACACCTGCTACTCCCAACATGTGGAAGGGGTGCATAAGGATGTTGTGCTCTGCTTGGAAGACAAGCATGTAGTTGAATGTGCCAGAGATACCAAGAGGCATTGCGTCAGAGAAAGAACCTTGACCGAAAGGATAGACCAGGAAGACTGCGGATGCTGCTGCAACAGGTGCAGAGTATGCAACACAGATCCAAGGACGCATCCCAAGACGGTAAGACAATTCCCATTCACGTCCCATATAGGCAAAGATGCCGATCAGGAAGTGGAAGATTACCAATTGGAAAGGACCGCCGTTATACAACCACTCGTCGAGTGATGCGGCTTCCCAGATGGGGTAGAAGTGAAGACCAATTGCGTTGGAGGATGGGACAACAGCACCAGAAATGATGTTGTTACCATACATGAGTGAACCTGCTACGGGCTCACGGATACCGTCGATATCGACGGGTGGTGCCGCTACGAAAGCGATCACGAAGCAGATGGTTGCCGCCAACAGAGTTGGGATCATCAGCACTCCAAACCATCCGACATAGAGTCGGTTGTTTGTGGAAGTTACCCACTCGCAGAACGAATCCCACGCGGAGGTTGTTTGTTGTTGCCTTGAAAGAGTTGACATTGAAATTAGGGTAGGTATGAGTGCAGGGAAACACTAATATAATATGCCTGTTGCACCCTCAGCAGCAGGTATGAAAGACTGTTATTTAATGACGCTGTTTAGTCTTGGTAAGGCGTCAAGTGTGTCGTTGTGTAACGACCGTCCATACTATATATGGTTTTCAACACCTTGTCAAGTGTAATCGAAGGTGGACTCCAAGAAAACCGACATAGGAGGACATGTCTTGGCATATTGTAGCACAAGTTGGTGCTCATATGCCCAGTCATCGACTTTGCGACGAGTAACAAGCTCTGGATACTTGAAGTATTCAGTGAGTCGCTTGTTGACTGTAGTATAACCTGATCCTGCAAGGATGTGAAGGACCTGTGTGCCACCATGGGAAATGGCTTCGTTGCCATTCATAATATACTGAATGGCTTCATGGGTTCCTGTGAGATCATACTCTATCTCATCGCTGACATGACTCCAGAAAGGTGTGTCACGACGGCGACTGTAATAGTAGTGTGCCTCTACAAACTCACGCCATCCGTCCATATGCTCAGTGAGGTTATGGTTGAAGCGATCACGCTGGAATTGTCCAGGCAGAGGTGCCTCCTGTAGGAGGTCCATGAGAGCAAGGATGCCATGGTGTGTGTTGAAGAGACTTGTAGATTCTAACGGCTCAATGAATCCAAACGAGAGTCCGATGGACACACAGTTACCTGTCCATGCTCTCTCATGCCTGCCGTTTTCAAACTTGATCAGACGTGCATCATCGTATCCGAATTCTTTACGGGCATCCTCTTCGCTCTGAAACTTTGAGCAGAATACATATCCCCTGCTGAGGAAGTCATAGGTAGGGATGGTCCACTGCCAACCAGCAGTCATTGCTTTAGCGTTGGTGTAGGGGACCATCTCGGTCTCACGATCAGTGTAGTCAGTCTTAACTACGAGTGCGCTGTCAGTTACAATTGAATCGTAGGGTTTCCACTTGCTAAGCGCCCCCCCGACAACTGCTTGCTGCCCACTACAGTCGATAAAGAGATCACCAAAAATCTTTTCTCCCCCGAGTTTGTATGGTCCACCTGTGACCACGACGTGCTCGATGTTCCTTCCTTTAGTAGCAACAGACTTAACTGTGCTATTAACCACCTTAAGATCTTTGCAGAAGGTGTCTCTGAGAAAGTTGGAGAAGGCTGCTCCGTTAATATGGAATGATCTGTCTTTAGCGAGGTCATATGGTCCTAGGATATTTTTATTCAGTGGTAGTCGCCCTGCCTCTGCCACCGCCGTGAATGGCATGAATACTTGGGAGAAGGGTGGTAGATTCTCTGGATGAAATGCTTTGGCGAGCATCCACTCTTGAAATTTTATATGTTTTGCGACTGACTGTCCATTGGGATAGTGAAATACTTCACCCTCCTTCACGAAACCATCAAACCTTGAAGAGGATTTGAATGTTGCTCGTGCTGCAGGGAGGAATACTTCATCAGTGATCCCCATGTAATCAAGATACTGATTGATGTGTGGCGTAGTGCTTTCACCTACACCGATGGCATCACCACCATTGATCATAGTGATGTCCCAGTTAGGGAAAGTTTTACAAAAAGCGGCGGCAGTCATCCAACCAGATGTACCACCACCGACAATCACAATACGCATGTTACTTTTTTTTCAGTGTCTTTTTAATCATCTTAGCATACAAAACTTCCTCTGGTGTATACCAATTGGGATGTTTCTTTGCTCCTTTAAGTAGTTTCTTTACTGCTTTCTTTGTTGAGAGTTGTTTCTTTTCTTCCATTAATGGATTGATATTTAGAAAATTCTTTGAAGAGATTCTCACCAACGAAAGCATAGAGGTCTCCGCCATGGGTAGACAATGCTTCTTCTAATCCTTGCTGGGTGGATGGGACATTAAGCAACCCATTCGACACATAGTAGTGACAGAACTCATACACTTCTCTATTTATGGGGATTTGCTTATGAATAAATGCAGTCAGACAAATCTGTCTCTCTGCCATCTTGCCGTCGTCATAGCGCCAGTCTTCAATCATTGAGCAATCATCCTGAATTCTTTTTTAGTTTGGAATGCCTTCTGCCCTGCTTCACACAGGTGCAGAAGAAATTGAGCCTTGTGTAGGGATAGGTTGGAGTAGTTTTTTAACTTAACCCAGTTACCATCCCAGTAAAACTCTAAGCAATACATGACTCATGCATCCAACCTGAGTTTATTTAGATAATCCCAAGCATATACTTCACGGTTACCTTTGATGCCCCATCCCAACCAACGATAAGAAGGTTGCATATAGTATGCAATACTCATTCCATTCGATTGGAAGTATGGAAGTTGACGCTGAAATATATTCTCGTTAACCATGTAACGAAGTTGGCAGTCGAATGTGGAGGGATCACACTCAAACTTATTGGCAAATTTGCCGAGGTTGACGTAGCGGTTTACGCTGGTCCACTGAATGATGCCATAACCACCCCGATGACAATCGTGGTAAGGAACTCTAGCACCTCCCTCGCATATATTGGCAGTGAAATTAGACTCCTGTCTAATGTTGCCAAGAATTGTAGCAATAGCATTTTTGTCTTTGATATTTACTGATGGTGTTTGTAAATACACTACGACTTTTGTCTCTTCAGGGGAGCAATCTTCACACTCCCATTTAGTCTCTAAGATCTTTGTAGGTCTCAGTCCTGCTGCTTCAACTTTGTGAGGAGCAGAAGAAGTACATGCCATAAGCAGTGGCAGCATTGCTGTTACCATTACAAGTGGTCTCATGTCTAGTCTATCCATAATAGAAAAGGGTGCCAGAGGCACCCGAGTATCATAGCGTATTTAGCGTGGTTGTCAAGAGGTTGGAGCATAAGAAGGAATCATCATTCCCCCATCACTTCCGTCGTCATCCTCATCAGTGTCTGCTAGTAGTAGCAAGATAATGAAAGGAGTAAAACAGAAGACGATCGTCTGAAATACCTCTAGACTCATTACCAAATACCTGGGATGATCTGTCCTGTGACAGCGTAGGTGCCCATTGCGGCAACGATTCCGATCATTGCCATCCAACCATTAAAACGTTCTGCTTGAGGAGTCATTTCACCACACTCCGAAGAAGAGTTTGCCAGTGAAGGCATAGGACAGGAAGGCAGAGACGATGCCAAGCATTGCTAGGCGTCCGTTGAGTTTCTCTGCGGACTCATTGTGAGTCTCGTATACTTCAGATTGCATTGCTTTCTCCACTTTAGGGTCGATGTACATTTGGGGCTCGGTGGCATACATGTTGGTGCGACCACCGTCTTCGATTGTAACAGTCATTTGTTAAGGTATGTTACTTCTTGTAACTATATATAACTTTACAATATTTGTCAAGCCCCCTTAAGAAAATGTGATGACATCCTGTCCACCGATCACCCCACCGAGGTCTACTGGTTGTGCTGCAAAGGTGTCCCCACTGAAGGAGATCGTGTCACTGCTCTCAATGTTCTGGAAGTCATAGTTATCGTTGAGATAGATCGGACTGCTAGGGAATTCGATCTGTGGCACGTCCTCAGCACACTGCTCAGTGATGGTCTGTAGACCATTGTAGTGACGCCACAGCTCACTCAGGTGACTGCGATTGAAGTTAGGGTCATCGATCGCACTGTGCAGTGCTTTCTTGAGTGCCTCTGTTGCTGCTGTCAATTCTGCTTTCATAATTCCAGTGACGGATAACTCCGCTGACGATAAAACAATTGGTGACAAGATAGGATACAAAAATGCAGGTACGAATACCTGCAATGTAATT